CCCGATATTGGTATTGTGGAAATTCTTCTTTTAATCGTTGAAGGAGTTCCTGTGATTCTAATACAGTTGGAAGCTCTTCCCTTGTGTTAGAACTATCTTTAGTTTCTGCTTCAGTTACCATTTTTTTGTGAAATATGGGACTCTGTCGTATTTCCCAATTTTATTTTTTCCGCTACTTCATCAAAATGCTCACGAGTTCCTAAGAAGAAGCGACGTAAATAAATTTTAGTAGTTATATCGAATAATATAATTACTTCGCCATTGTGGTATCGTAGATGAGGAATCCACCAATACCGAGAATGAGTACTCCAACGATCACGAGTATAATGATTAAAGCTGTATTATTCCCACGAGAAGGAGTAGTAGTCTTTGTACAATCAGCTTTGCAACTCTTTTGACTGGAGTAGGTACCAAGGGGATCACTAACACACGAGCCTGCAGCATTACATCTCCACTTATCCGGGTTTGGTGTACATTCGAACACACACGGGGGTGTTTGTCCTCCCTTCTGCGACGGATTGTATCCTCCTTTAGCTTTTAGGGTATACCCCTTGGCGCATGTTGCGACATCTGATCCCATCTCTGTCAGAAGATCATTGCACGTCTTTCCGATATGGGGGCTTCCTGTCGGACCACTACCGATCTGATGATAGCATTTAGTCCGTTTATCACCAGGCTTAATCCATTGACAAGTAGGTGAATCGCCAGTTGTTGGGCAGTTAGTCTCACTTTTACCCCAGCACTGTTTAAAGCTTGCTAAATCTTTACCAATGCACATGTTTTGCGCACAATCTTTGTCTTGCGTGCAATGAGAATTGTCACCTGAACACTTACCGGTTGTTTCTCCCTTCGCTATAGTGCACGTTTGTGGTGTGCACTTAGTTTTGCCTTTTGTCGTGCAACCATCTGTAGGCGTAGTGCCAAACTGACATACGCTCGGGACGGCAGTACAATAACCATTCTTCTGGAAATAGCGGCAGTCCGCATCTTCTCCACAGACCGGATCAAAATATTGTAGGAAACCTGCAGGGTTTCCAGCGAGTCCACAGTAACCGTCTTTTTTGGTTTGACATGAGAAGCCTTGCTGACAGGGTGTTTTGTCGTCTGTCGTGCAACTCGTGCCGTCAAACTGACACGTTCCATTTTTAGGATCATCTTTGTCTGGAACACACTTATTTGTCTTACAGGGCGTATCATCCCAGCACTGTGTGTAACCTGTCGGAGGAGGCGTTGGCGAGTTTTTATCGGTACCGCAGTAACCGGAGTAATAATTAATACCGCAGGTATCCGAGGAAGTACAGGACCAGGCATTTTCACATTTTCCATAATCTAATGGACATTTTGTCGTTGTCATTCTTTCTCTATATAAAAGAAAAATTATTTACGATAATTTTACCTTTTAGCTTCCATGCGAATCCCCGGCTTTCGCCGCCGATTTTTCAGCCGCTGCTCTGAATTTCTTCGATGCATCTTGACTCTCTTCGGTCATGTCGGACAATTTTTGAGTCATGTCCTCTATTTTGGCTTGTTGCTCCGCCATCTGATCTACTAGTTTTTTACCCTCGGCGTCGACGTCTCCTTCTTCTGGGCTGGACCACAATGTCCAGACTGATGTCCAGGTGCAGCTGCAGAGTCTCGTCCCGCATTATTTGAATTAGTTCAGCCCGGAACAAATTAACTTAAAGACAGGGGGCTAGTCAAATAACAAAAAATGCCTAGAGCCGCAATGCGTAAAACAAAAACATCTACCATCAAGAAGACTAAAAAGTCTCACCCTGTTAAGTCTTCTACCAAGAAGAAGGCACCCGTTAAATCTGTTAAGAAGGTTGTTAAAGCCCCTGTAGAAACTAAGACGGTAACTACACCTCCTCCGACCACCAAGCGTCGCTCTCCTACTCGCGAGAGCGTTCTCGAGGATTTCGAGAACCTGATCATGAGTGTAGATGCTGAGATTCAGCATCTACGTGAAGGCCCCGCCAAGACCAAGGGCGTGAAATTCCTTCGCTCTCTTAATAAGAACATTAAACTCCTGCGTAATCGTACTGCACGTGTGATGAAGCAGAAGCAGAAGAGTGGGCGTACCAACAATAAGAACTCAGGCTTCCTCAAGCCGGTCTCCATCTCGAAAGAGATGGCTAAGTTCACGGGTTGGGATCCGAAGGAGCTGCGCTCACGGGTAGAGGTAACTAAGTACATCTGCCAGTACATCGCCCAGAATGATCTTCAGAACCCAGAGGATCGTCGCCAGATCAAGCCGGATGCCAAGCTTCAGAAGCTTCTCGGGTACAATCCCAAGAAGAGCAATGAACCTCTGCGCTACTACAGTCTTCAGACCCATCTGAAGCATCACTTCCCTAAGAAGAAGGAATAAGAAGCAATTTAATACTAGAAAAAGTCTTAAATTAACGAGATAATATTGCTTAGTATAATGTCGATAACGGAACCTTCGGTGATGACCGAGGAACTTGTTCAAGACGATGCTTAGAGTTCTCAGCGATGACGTGCCAATGGAAGACGGACAACGCGATGCAGCTTTGACCATCTACAAGGGTCTGGCAATCCCAGGAAAAGATGACTGCGGGTGTTTTCCAACCAGGAAGTAGATAAAATAAATTTGATTATGTTGAAATCAAATCTAAGGACAAAGCAGATACTAAGAAAACATGTCCAACTCCGAAAATACCCAACTTACTCCCCCTGCGGGATACGATACCTCACGAATGATCTTCTCCGAACCTGTGTCGGGAGCCATTCCGAAAAGTGACCTCAAGTTTAAACGTATTAATATTTCTACCCGAAACGAAGATGGCACCGTGGGTGAGCTCATCCTACCGACCGAGAGACTATTCTCCTTCGGTGTCAACGAGGTCACAAGCCAAGAGACCACAAACCAAGAGAATAAAAAGGTCAACGGTTATACTTTCCCTCTATGCCTATGGAACCGAGACGGTGCCACCAAGGCTGAGAAGGTATGGACCGATACCTATACTAAGATTGTAGATACATGCATCTCATACTTGGTAGAGAACCGCGAAGAGATTGAGAAGTTTGAGCTCACTCGCGCCGATCTTACCAAGTCCAAGGGAGGCCTTGACCCTCTCTACTGGAAGAAGGAGAAAGCTATCAACGACAAGGGTAAGACAGTGCTGCGGCGTGTACCTGGCGCAGGTCCCACCCTATACACAAAACTCATCTACTCTAAGAAGTCCAACAAGTTCCTCTCTCAGTTTTTTGACATCAATGATGAACCACTAAATGTTATGGATCTTATGAACAAGTACTGTTATAGCCAAGCTGCCATTAAGATTGAGTCAATCTTTATTGGAAGCCGTGTCATAAAATTGCAAGTTAAGCTCTACGAGGCGGTAGTGGAGCCGCTTTCAACGGGGATGAAGCGTCTCCTTGGTCGGCCTAAAGTACACTCTTCTAAGGTCCTTGAGCACAAGTCCAATACCTCCGCTCCTCCACTGGCGGGCGACGATGACGATGACGATGACGATGACGATGACGATGACGATGGTAGCATCGGGGGTAGCGGTGAGGAAGATGAGTCTCCTCCGGTCAAGAAGTCTTCAGCCAAGTCTTCAGCCAAGTCTTCAAGCAAGAAGGTCGTCCGAAAGGTGCGTCGCGTGGTGCGTCGCGGCCGCTAGGTATAACTTCTATTTTACGAAGGGAGTGGGAAAGCCCACGGATTTATCCGTGGGATGAAAGCGACCCAATACAATTTAAATTAATTTAAAAATTTAAATTAATTCATGACGAATACCTTTTGATTGACCTCGTGGGTTAGATTCCCACTTGCAGAGCCATGCAGACAGAGATGTACGGACAGGGGTGCATTGACCACCCTAGCGGGCTCTGATTACTTCATCTAATTTTTTAGAGTATTTAGTTAACCCGAGAATCCCACGCATTTATGCGTGGGAGTAGTCAAATCTCATACAACACTGTATAAGATGATGTCATGCTTATTTCTTTAAACATTTGGTTTATTTTTCTTAATCCACTTGGTTATCGCGCTCCCTAATACTCTCTTGACCTTATTAGGATCTGCACTTTTATAGTTCTTGGCCACTACTTGAAGAAATGTGAACTCAGTGAGTGCTACAAATAATACTACCCATAACGCTTCCAGGGTCTGATGTTGTACCGGGAGACAATAGCCAATAACCAGCATGAATACTGACACCACTACTAGTATACCCACCACTACAGCAAGAACCTCAAAAGCCGTAGTCCTGACTGATGCATTTCGCTCGTTAACATTCTTCACTCCGGCCTTGGACGTACGAGCTGCTTGGAATTCCACTCCGTCGATGAGTCCCGAGACTAATGCCACCAGCTGCTCCCGAGGGATGCCGCTTATGGGACTCAATATTTCCTTCTCTATCTTAGTAGTCAAGACATTATCCATCACATAGTTCATCTGCTCTTCGAACTCAGCTCTCTCGACTTTTACTACGTACACAAAAAAGAAGATAGTGAGAAAAGCAAAGACGAAGACAATTTGGAATGCTAGTGCGAAACCGTCTATTATCCAGACATTATTGTTACATACTCTACTCATTTATTATAGAGACAAGTTTTATTGCATTGCAATAAAACTATCATCTTCACTTCCCTCCCTCCTGGCTGTGCATGGCCTCAAAGGTCTGACGCTCTTTCTCGAGCTCCTGGTGACTTTTCTTAGTCTGTGAGGTATCGTATGATGCGTATCGGTTCCCAGCAACAGTACTTCCGAACTTCTCCTTCTTTTTAGGTTTCTGTCCTTCGGTAAATGTCTTGTACTTATTACCTCGAGATGTTGTGGTCTTCTCCGGGTGGGAATACCCAGGAATAGTTGTTGGTCTTTTATTATCCATCTTTTTTGTCTTCGGATCAATCTTTTAAACAGAATTCATTATATTTTCATTAAGTAAGAGATGTGTTGTGGTAAACGTGATAAGAAAAATGGTAAGAGTGTTTATAAAGTTCTTTCCGATTCGGAGCTAATAGTACGACAAACGGAACTCAAGGAAGACCTCGATTGTGCCATTGCCGAGGCAGCCGTGCATGGAACTATATCTGGAGGGGTATTAATAGTCGGAGCTTGCACAGGTACGGCACCCGTGTTAATACCCGGTATAATAGCGACTACGGTTGCCTCGGTAATTGCCAGTTCGAAGGCTGTGAGAATACAGATATGTCTTGAAGACATAGTAAATGTTATACGTAATCGTAAAAAATTATCATAATTCCAGTAAGGACTTATGAAACTTATTTAGCAAGGACGGGGGTTGACATCGTCCGACTGTACTTATCGCTAAGGAATATGAAAGTATCTATCCATTTCCAAATGATCTCTTTATCGTCATTATCCAGAGTTCCGGCTCTCCACAGTTTCTTGAAGTGGTTGAGGGTACTCTTGTGGTTAGCGAAGAGTGTATTATGCAAGAAAAAGTCCTCTCGTCGGTCTTTGATCATCTTCCTTAGACGCTGGTCGTCCTTATTAATGTAGTGATTAAAGTCGTTCATGAGATCAACTATTGGTACCTGATTTGCTATGAACAGGCGTGCTATGACCAAATCCCCTTCCTCTGGGAAATTCTCTATCAGCTCGTCAAAGAATATAATCAACTGTGATTTAAACTCGCGCAAGACTTCCATTTTTTCTAAAAGACTATACGTCTTTAAGTGTCCCAAGGCAACTGAAGAACCCGTTGCTGTACTGTGACGCTGTGATAGTGGCCTCGATATCATCCCCTACCTTGATAGAGCGACCGGAGATATTGTAATTACCTGTGCTCTCATCGAAACCGATGACAACATCAGCATCTTCTGTTAGTGATGTAGTCGGTATCAGCATCTTCTGTTTATCCATTATATTGATGAAGACACCATCCTTGTATATCATACAGACAGTTCCAAGAACCTCCGTACCAACTTTGGGGTTAAGCGTTAGAGCTTGGAATTCTATAGTGAACACATTGTCGGCATTAGCTCGACCAATCTTATGGTCTACTATCCGGCCAATACCCTTAACGGAAATGATGTGCCCATGGTCCTTAGAACACTCACCCTTAGTTGCGTTCGAGAGTTCTCTGAGGAGATGGTGTTTAATATTATGATCAAGAAAGCGAGAAGGGAGGCATATTCGGCGAGTAATTGTTACTGTTTCCATCTTCACTAATTGACTCATTTTAGTGGGTAGAAATCATTTGTGTTTTTTACGATAAATAAATATTATACACACAGCAACAACGAAACCTACTCCCAACGCTATGCCAAGGTAGGGGTAGACGCTCTCTCTTTGGGCATCAGTCTTTTCGGCAAGGATCTCTGATTGCACCTTCTTATTTTCTAAAGATATGTGTTTAGGTATGGGTTCCCCTAACTCCTCTGAACCCTTCGGTAACTTGTTTCTGTTTTGTAACGCACGAGCCCACGGAGACATATCAATAGGCATTCCTATGCTCTTGGGATCTAGGATGGTTTGTTGCAAGGTCTCACACAACTCTTGACAGTCCGTAACGGCAGTGGGATGGCATCTGCTACGGCAACAGTTAAATATAACATCTGTGTTCTTTTCTACACAGTCTTTATCAGGAAGCTGTCCGAGTCCTCGAGGACAACCATTGTCGGCTGCACAGTTGTAGTATGGATTATCGAGTGAGAATCCAGGAGCCAGCCCTCTACACTCTTGTGCGCAAAGCACATCCATTATCCTACAATTACCCAGGCATCGTCCCATTATGTCGTCATACGTGAATTTAGACGCTTCGAGGTCGTGTGCGAAGATCTTATCGAGGTGGTTAGTACATAGGTCAACACAGTAGTCATACTTAGGTCCACAACCCTTGAGGCAACACTCGAACACCTCACTACCCGTAGCGTCTCTGAGAGTTCCCTTCTCCGGGTCGGTCCGCACCGTACAGGGAGCAAATATTGTGGTCTGATGATCAGGACGCCAAGAACCAAGCCCGTCAAAGTTGGCTTTCCTATGACCTAACGGACGTTTTTCACTTTTCTTTGAACTCATTTATCATAGACAGGATTATTGAGAGAACTTAGTAATTCAGCATCTTGAAGAACTCTTCGGGTGTATGCTTCTTCAGACCATACTTATCGGCAACCTTGACCTTCTTCTCTCCGGGGTTAGGAGCTACGACTACTATCTGTCTAAGGCCGGACTTAGGTTTCTTTATGTTCTTTCCAAAATCTCCTCCTGCCTTCTCTACGAGCGCTTGAGCCTGTTTTCTCGAGTAACCGGGGAGTGTACCCGTAATGATGACAGTGTAACCCTTCAGAGGACCTCCCTCTACCTTCTCCTTAGTTACGTAGGTGGTGAGATAGCTCATAGCTTGAGCAAATTTAGCCGCCCACGGTAAGTTCTTAGCAACCTCCAACGAGAGTATTGTACCAAACCCACGCACCTGTAGAACTTTAGCATAACGTTGCTCATAGGTCATATCTTTCTGTTCAGTGAGAATGTTAGGATAAGCATCAAGCAGGGTGGCGACATTCTTGCTACCCATACCGTTCCCTAGGACATCAGACGCTCCAAGTACTTTCGCTAGAGACATTCCCTTAGCTAGAGTCTCCTTAATATTCTCGAGGAGGTTCTCAGACGTCTTCTTACCGAATCCAGCCTCTCTAAATTGCTCATATGTGGCTGTCATTACACGAAGTATACTATCCAGCCCTCCTTCATACATCTGCTCCACACGTTTTGGACCGAAACCTTTGAAGCCTAGCTTCTGCAGGAACGATTCAATTAGTCGAACACAGAGCTCTCCACAGTTCTTGATACCTATGATGTTCACGTGGTTCTTGTCCCATTCCCACTCACAAGGAGGTTTGGGAAAGTCAGCCTTCTTCACGCTCTTGACAACACCTAGTATCTTCGGAATGACGTCATTCCTTTTTGTGAGCTTGACGATAGCACCAGGACCGATCTTATTTTTGGCAATGTACTTGGCGTGTATTCCCGTGGCAAAAGTAATGGTACTCCCCTTGAGGTGTATAGGCTCGAACTGCACTCGAGGAGCGAGCACTCTCGTTTTAGTGAGTCTCCATATCACTCTTACCACGGTGGCATCGGCTAGGTTATCTCCTACACGCATTTTGAAAGCGATTGCGTACGACGGGTTCCCCGAATCGTTACGTACGTATGGATGGTCGGGTTGGATTATGATACCATCTATCTCGTAGGGAGAGGTTCCAGTCCACTTCACCAATGTATTAGCTAGAATGTCAAACGAGATGGAATCTACACTCTCATGTTTTACAACCGTGAAACCTAATGCTTTGAGGTGACTAAATTGTTTCGATGGCTTGGCCATTCTCTTCGCACCCACTATCTCATACGCCACGAACTTGATATCTCTGATCCCTGCCTTAATTTTCTTAGCTCCTATCCTTCCTGCCACCAGGTTGCGTGGATTAGCATACTTCTTAGCCCACTTCCTTTTGAAGACGTCTTTGGGTATGATCAACTCGCCACGTACATTGATCTCTTCAGTCAAATCCTTAGGTATAGTGTCGAAGTATGGGGCCAGATACGATATGTCAGCTCCGATAATCCCGTCTCCACGCGTATAGAGCTTTATCTTTTCGTCCTTATAGGTTAGTAAGCAAGAGACACCGTCTAGCTTATCCTCCAAGAGATAAGGGCCTTTATTCTTTGCCTTCCACTTCTTCAGGGTGCGAAGTTGTGAGATCTGGTCGGCAATCGTATCGATGCGTGTCTCTACCCCTCTTACTTCCTGTTCGTCCTCTTCCGTTGCGACCCCTGCCTTCTTGAGTTTGGAAAGCTCTTTCTTCTCTTGTGCAAGTATACTCCTCATTTGGGACTCGGTCATGTCCTGGAATTCGGGTTCGGTCTTTACTTTATTCATGGAGCCCATCCAGTGAGGGAGCTTAACACGGTTCTTTCCTGACCTTACCTTGGACCCAACAGGCATCACATAGTCAGGATCACGGCGTTCTAGAGTGTCTGCAAGCATGTCATACTGCCAGTCCGTGAGCCCTGTAGGCTTGTCAGTATTGTCATAGATGTCGCGCGCATAAGCTCGCATCGCATGGAGAGACTTCAAAGGCTGTGTATTGAAGTAATGCTGGAGATCTTCGTCCGAAAAAGCGGATATTTTTTTTATCTCTTTAGGAATGCTCATTCTTGTTTTTATTGTCTAGTATACTTTATATTTATCAAAATTGAAATTGATATTCGAGAGCAGCACATCTAATTGTCAACAAAATGACTACGCAAACCTATGTGACGTATATCTCTGCTATGCTGGCCCACCTCCAAATTATTGTGCGGGAGACGGCTGCAAAAACGAAAGAGCTGCTTGGAGATAGTGATACTGGAAGAAAGTTACTTTTAATCACGCTAATGGTGTTCGTAACAATATACGTGGCGGGTCGAATTACTGCCCAGTACTACAATCCTGTATACACCAAAGTCTTAATGCAGAAAGTGCTAGCTCTCGAAGAGCAACAGAATAGGTTCGCCAACGATCTCTCGAAGTTGACGACTCGTGCTGACACTTTCGACGGGAGGTCCGGAGACAGATACTCAATCTCCTCCTGTCGGCTAATGTCTCTCGAAAACAGACTTGATCTTCTGGAGGGGAACCATTTTGTGGGTGTGAGGGAAGTGGGGGCACCTTTCACTTTCCAAAATCCTTTCT